AGAATCCGCTGGACCGCCAGGACATTCCCGATCTTATAGCCGAGGTCCGGCGCCTGCGGACAGAAAACGACGAATGCCGTCAGCTACTCGCTACCAGGGTGGAGGCTCAGCGGCTTAGTGACGCGAATGACGAAATCCGCCGCCTGCGTGAGGCCGCCTGCGACCACTGCAAGGCGGATTGCACTGACACTCGCTGCCCGCTATCGGAGAAGCCATGAAGCAAACGCCTAAACGGCGACAGAGACCACCCAGGTGCAAGAAAGGATGGTTACGCGCAGGCTGGGGGTACACCTCCGCAATGGGAGAGGACCTGTACTTCAGCGGAGGCGAGAGCTGCGACATGCATCTTCTCTGCAATGCGTTGACTTATATGCCTGTGCACGAAGGTAGGTCTTTGATGGCGGAGCTGGGGCGCCGGGGCTATGACCTCGCCACGCTTCGGTTCGAGGTCCAGCTTCGGAAGACGGAGAAACCATGATAGTAAGCCGTTGGCGGATCATCGCACGGTTGACCCTCGATAAATTGGCGCTTCGGAAGGATGACCCAATCGGTGAGGTCAAGCGTAAAATTTTTGATGCCTACCCGTTTGGCGAACGCCGGTACACGCCGTACAAAATCTGGCTCGAGGAAGTGCATCGCTGCTACCCGTGGATTAGGAACCCCAAAAACGGCGAGATTCCGCGACCGGGCGACCTGCCATTCGGGAAAGTGCCATGAAGCATCACCCGCAGTCACAACCACTGCGCTTGCGCCTGCAAACGAAAACACGTAGATTTGAGATGGGACAATTCTCTATGATCGAACACATGCTCGACAACGGAGACGGAACATTCGAATGGTTCTTGCATTCGGTAGACGCCGGGGATGATTGTGGCCTTTGCGGAGGTAGCGGCAAATTGGAAACAAGACTGCGAGCAGAGCGAACATTCGACGGCTATGTGGACACAGGAGCATAAGAAAACCATGCAGATTAAAACACATGGGCACAAGACCAGAACGCTTCTCATCTGCGCCGGGCTACCGTGGCAGGCAGCGCATGAGGCGGGAATCGCCGCAATGGCAGTCGATGTCTGCACGCCCGATTTCCTCCAGAAGGAACACGCCGTTGCCTTCCCAACATTAGGCAGGCCAACACCGACTGCCGTCGATCTGAACCTGCAACAGTTCCGTGATGCGTATTATCCCGGTTGGATTCCCCTGGCTCGATGGCATGGCGGATACAAAGCGTATCGCGAGAATCGTGCGATTCGGATTGGCGACCACGATCAGCTCGTGCTGGAGGCTGTCGCTGAATGGCGATGCAACAACGACATCCAGAGATCAATCAGGCTCGGTGCCGAAATGCATGGTGCAGATGACACGGCGACACACGGCGGCTATACACCATTCTGGGATCCGGCGAACCGTTCCATCCGCCCGAGACGCACTCGACGCAAATGGCCACCGACGATGTGGTGGGGGCGAATTGCCCCACCAATCCTGCATGCACAGGACCTCGGGGAACCCGACAAGATCGAAGGATGGGGCCGTGGCAATGATCCGAAAGTCAGAGTCAGAACCCGCGCCAAGGTCATGTTCGAGTCAAACGCGTTGTTCGATATCGTTCAGACTGGCTTGCCGAATCATGAGCACCGTGGCGAGTTTCTTAAATGCATCGAGTTGGCTCGCAATGACAAGGATTTCTGCCGTAGATTGAACCTGCTGGCAGTCAAGATCGCTGGGCACAAGTTACCGCCGCTCGAGGTCTGGCCCAGAGGCAACGACACGTGGAAGTATTTTTTTGCAGCCATCCGGGAGGCAGGCATTTGAACATCATCCGTTTTTCTCATCGATACTCCAAATTGCGGCATCCTATCTGGACGACCATTCGGCGAATTACTGCAGAAAAGGAAATGTACTATTGTCGATTGGTGGGGCATGTGCTGGCAGTTCAGATTGAAGGTGACGCCTTCCCTGTCGGTCAGGCTGTGCTCTGCCATGTAGGTCGAGCAACCGTTGGCGATCTTCCTGCCGACTTTCTTGATTACGACACAGACCGTGGTAAATACTACCTCGACCCAAAAATGGACGGGCTGATACTGCTCTTCTGTTGGGAGGGCGGTCAGATTCCTGAATCACTATGAGGTAGACCATGGAGATGATTTTGCTCGCTGCGCTACTGACTCTGGCACCGGATGCACCGCTCGAGGACCTGCAGTCCTTCGCCGATGCATGCGTCCGGCACGACAACTGCTCAGAATTGGCAGCGATAGCCTGGACCGAGTCTGGATTTCACCGGATCAAGAAACGGTCAGGGAAAGGAGCCTGCTGCTATATGGGTATCCTTGGGAGCCGCTACGACAACCCGTCATGCGATGCGCTCGAGGCAGACCCGTATCTCTGCGTTGACCTGGGGGCGAAGAAGGTGGCAGGTTGGAAAAAGAGCTGTGGCAAGAGCGGATTGGACGGGTACAACGGTGGTTGGCAGGGATGCTGGAGCCGACCACCAAAAAATGCAGACGACAAGCGCTGCAAGGGGCAGTGCGACTCATACACGCGCAAGGTGCGCAGGTTCCAGAAAAAGATAGAAACGGCCATGGCGTCGCTCGAAGAATGGCAGCGGCGAAAAGGAGATGACCATGAGTAACAGAATGATGCAATGGTTCAAGTATGACCATCTTCCATTGAACCTTCGCGCTGTGAGTAGAGAATGTGCTCTGCTCGCCGAAACCATGGACCAGGCATTACTTGAGGGCCCCGAAAAAACGGCAGGCCTGCGGAAACTCCTCGAGGCAAAGGACTGCTTTGTTCGAGCCGAACTGGAGAGAATCACCCTGGTCGAAGAACCCAAATGAGCGGGCTCATTTGCAATGACTGCCGGCTGCGTGATGCGGTCTGCAGCCATAAGAAAACGGTGCTGCTGCAGACAGCGCATAACCAGGAACAGGTCTGTGTCTATTTCAGGCCAGAACGCGCATGGGTGCGGCATGCTGTTCGGACTGCAAACCGAATGAGGCCTGAGCAATGTAGGACGATGTAGGACTTGCGGTAAAGTCCTTAAGAGAATACCCAAATGTGGCAGCTAGAGAATCATAGCAAAACTCCTACACATCCTACACTCGCTGACCGGGGAGCCTTGCAGGATGCGGTGCAGAGCGATGTAGGACCGCTGCGCAAGGTCGCAACCACGAACGGAGGCGAATGGGCGGGGCCGTGTCCGTGGTGCGGCGGCAGGGACCGCTTTCGAGTCTGGCCGGAGAAAGAACGGTACTGGTGCCGGGGGTGTGGCGAACAAGGCGACCTGATCGAGTACCTGCGCAAGCGCCGTGGCATGACCTTTCGCGACGCATGCGAGGCCGTCGGCAGGCCAGTGCCCTCGCGTCTGGGAGCTCAGTGTGCACTGCCTGGTCCGACTCCCGAGTGGAGGCCGGCGGATCGGCCGTTGCCGTCCAAGCTGTGGCAGGCCAGAGCGCTGAGCTTCTACATGGTGGGCGCTTGTCTGTCTGGCAACAACCACCGTGTTGTGGATGCTGATTTTCGGGAACGACTAACCAGAGGAGACGTAAATGGACTATGTACAGCAACATTGGTGGTTGAGATTGCAGAGCGCACTCGACACAGAAAAGGAGCACCCCGGGTACTATAAATGGCCGATGGCTGACCGCAATGTGCTCAAGATGGCACCGTGCGAGCGGTGGCGCATGGGCAAAACCAAAACAGGTAAGTACACGACGGGGACCTGCGGGCATCATGGGACGTGGCTGATGGTGGGTCTGGTCGGCGATGCAGAGGCACGTATCGGCGCAACCGGGATGAATATGACCGACTCGTGGAATCACAAGGCCAGCAAATGGAGCGGCATTACCCCCCGCAGTTCTGCCACCGTCGCTTTGCTGGATGGCAGCAAGCAGGTCAAGGATAAATCGGGCCAGGTCTACACCTGCAGAGACTACGCTCCGCAGTTCCTGCACTTTGCAGTCGAGCGGATGTCTGAAGTGGTTAATCTGCTCGAAGGGCGGAACGGTGTGGCCATCGTCGAATGCCCGAGTCATATCGAGGTTGCATTGAGCATCCCGCTTGGGGCGGGAATCAAGCACCCGATCACAGGTGCTGCGATGGTAGGAGTCTGGCAGTACAGTGCGGATGGCAGCAGCAAGTCTCCTGGGCAACCCCACACATTGCGACCTTGGAAGCTGGATGAACTCGGCGCAGCAATGCATGTCTGGTTTCTGCCAGCCGGCGTGGTCTGCGAGAACTGGATCAACTGGCGCATCATCGTGGAGTAACTATGCAAGCCTGGACGTTCGTTGTTCCGATTGCTCCTCGAGGTGCGGCTCGGAATCATCCCGTGGTTATTGCCGGCCATGCGTCGACTTACCCTGACGCGCAGACCGTGGCCTGGCAGCAGCAGATCGCGTTTGCCGCTGCCAGTGTCCTTCCGACAACACGACTGGTCGGCCCAATCGGTGTGTCGGGTTTGGCTCTTCTGCCCCGGCCGAAGCGAATGCTGCAACGATCCAAGAAAACTGGACAGTTGCTTCATGCTGCCGAAAGCCTCATGTGGGCACCGGTCAAACCCGACCGTGACAACATCGACAAGGGTGTTCTCGATGGTCTCAAGCCGTTCTGGCAGGATGACGCGCAAGTGGTCAACGGTGGCATCGCCAAGTGTTATTGTGAAGTCACCGGCCGGCCCCGAGTAATTGTGAGGGTGACGATGCTCGACGACCAGGTCCCCGGTTGTCTGCTTGACGTCGCCCGCCTCTGGCCGTAGAATAGCCTCGCTGCGTAACCCTCCAAGCCATCTCCGGTTTAGTCCTCGGCTCTGCAGGGCCGAGGTTTGTTCACGCTACACTGAGGTTTGTTCACGCAGCAACGGGGTTTGTTCACGCAGAAAGCAAAGTGCTACTGAAGTGCCTGAATTATCATTCGGATCGCTTCGAGCAGAAGCACCAGGCCCCCGCCAAGTCCAGTCCCGATGATGTATGGCTGATAACGAGGATCGACCCGTTGCTGCTTATGACCGTTGTCTACACCTGGCATGAGAGGTTGGTGAACAGGAGAGTCGAAAGGCGACGAGACTGACTGGAACAATATCCTGATGTCCGTAACTACCCCCATCATGTCATCGACCTTGCGACCAAGCGCACTTTGGCCATCGTCGAGGCGATTCAGACATTCATCGATGCGTCGGTGCCGCTCCTTGCAGATGTCTTCAGTCACGTTTACCATAGCCATTCGAATACCTCGCAGCAGGGTTAGCTACACGTTCGTCGCCGTGGCGATATAGTTGTTGTCGCGCACATCATGATTATCTGGCAAACCTCCTGGGCCACCAGTTGTCTCGGGCGTCGATACGACTGTGTTATACGCTACGGCGATGCGAAGATCGGCATTCGGGGCAGCCGTTGCACATCCGTATAAGCTGTTATTCTGGATATAGTTGTTGGCTGCGACGTGGATTCCGTCATTGTTGATGCCGTAGGCGCAGCAGCCAGGGACCATGCATGAGTTGTTCGCCACATGTGCATAGTCTGCTCCGGCTCGAAGCAGGATCAAACTCGAGTCCGCACCCAAAAACTGGTTACCCAGAATCTTGACGTGGTCGCTCTCGATGTCCATTGCGTTGGTCGCGCCAGCACCATGGTGGCAGTTCGAAAAGTTGCCGCCCTCTGTAGTCTCGTCTGACCGAATGTTGGCCAATGTACAGAGTTCAAAACGGCCGCCTCCATCAATGCTGGTTCGGAGCCCGAAATCCTCCAGGCCCACTTCTGCCACAGCATAGTAGCCGCCAGTAATGACCGTGTCTACTGCAGCGACCGACGCGTAAATACACTTGGTGCCGGCACCGCCAACAGTCATGATCCGACAGTCGTTAATCTTGGTCTTGTTGACCGTGCCCGCAGCGACGAAGAGGTAAATCCCGACTGTCACCGATTCAATGTCTACGCAAGCAATCGAGCAACTTTGACCCGACATCAGGATGCCAGTCGGAGAGGTCTGGCATTGTCCTCCCTTGATCTGGCAATGCGAACAGGTGCCATCTGTTTCGATTGCGCAGACTCCTGCTCCGTCGATGTCGTTATCGGTCAGATAGACATGGTCGCACCCAAGCAGTTCGATGCCGTCTGTTGTGACGTCTGTGATTGTGTTGCCCTCGACGATGCTGTTGGCTGCTCCGTCGAGGATCATGCCAAAGGCCATATGACTTATCGTGCAGTGCGAAATCTTGACGTGGTTGTCCGTGTAGATGCCTGCAGCACTAGGAGCAACAGAACCGCCGCCCCAGGCGTCATCGACCATCGTAACACCGTCTACGACCAATTCGCTGTTGATGCCCCAGATACCCTCGCCGCTTTGTGTCGCTGCAAGAGAGGTTGGTGACAAGTGGCAGTCCGAAATTGAGACACGCGAAGCCTCAGCCATAATGGCGACGCCCTTCGGAACGTTCGGGGCCCCGTGAGTGGATGGACCACCGTGCAAATTAAAGACGTCGACGCGATGAATGGAGACGTCGAAGCATGTGTCGAGGTAGATGCCGTTGCTCCAGGTGGCTCCAGCGACTCCAAGGTCTGATTCCATCTCGAAATCAAAGAACCGAATGCCGTACTGATTGGCTGCAGTGAAACAAAAGACACCACCTGCAGCGGCGTACTCATTTGTGAACCGTGTCGTCAGCCCCTGCCCCTGTAGCACCAGGCCCAGGCCAACGACGACGATTGGCTGAGTCAGAGTGAACGTGCCATCAGAAAACAGCAACCGGCCTCCTGCGGGTAGCGCAGCGATGAGCGCAGAAATCAAAGCGGCCTGGTTATCGATAGCCTCGAGCACCAGGTCGGCGCTCTGTCTCCACTGGTCCGACGCATTGACCGCTGCGACCACCTTGGTCGCCGGCATCTTACCTGCAGCGGTCGCTGCTTCGAGATAGTCAATCCACTCGCCAGTGTAGTGATGCAGCCAGTTGAGATAGTTTCTGGGCGGTTTTTCTCGATACTGCCACCCTTCGGGCTTGCGGCCGGCCGGCGGCTCAATCGCGTTGGTTTTGAGACCGTAAACACCTATGATTGTTGCCCACTCGGGCTTGAAAATTGGCTTCGGAACCGGTGCCATCGTTAGACCTCCCAGGCATGGGGCCAGAGTTCAGTGAACGCGCCGCCATCATTCTCGATCACGTGCATCGCGTCGACCTCGTCGAAATGGTCGCCGAGGGTATCGTCATCAAATCCAAATGGCGCATCGGCAAGCGCCGAAGTAAACCAAAGAGCCACGCCGCCAGGAGCGAGGTGCTGGAGGAGGTCCGTGATGTCGGCTGGAGGGGCGATTGCGCCGGCAGCGAGACGAACACACAGGTACATGCACCGAGCCGTATTGACTGGGTAGCTTTCGAGAATTTGAATCCAGTCAGGGCCCCAGAGCAGATCCGCGATGACGATGATCTGGTCTGCCTTCCCGTTGCATGTGTTCATTCCGACTTGAATCCAAAGACGGAAGCGGTACTGGTCATCGGTCATGCCCGAGCGCGTGCAGCCGAGTATCTTGCCCAGATTGTCGAGTTGCTGCCCCGTCGCGACGTCGAGCCAAAGGTCTGTCTTGAGGTCCTGCAGCAGATCCTCGAGCTCTTCGAGAACGACATGTGTGTGCAGATCGCCAAACAAACACCTGATGAGATCGCGCAGGTGCGTGCTGTCCTCGTACTGTCCGGGCAGGAGCCCGATAGCCTCGTTATACTGGTCCGACATTATGGCACCAACACGACAGTTACGTCAGCAGCGGCCACCGTGGCCCTGCGGTCCGCTGCAATAGGAATAGCAGCAGGCAACCAGGGTCCACCAGGATTCAAGGAGGCACCGACGATAAGCCACTCGATACCAGGCACCGCCTCAAAGATAGGACCGAAGAAACGGTGCGGCATCAGATCCTTGCCGATCGCGAGAGTCTCACCGTACGCAGCACATGCTTCCGCAATGCCATCCTCGCCTGTGGCCGGGAATGACTCTTCATCGTAGATATGGTACTGCACTTCCATGTAGATTCGAATGTCGACGACGAGCCCGAAATTGATGACATGCTCAAATCCCTGAGAGTCGACAACAGTAATCGGAATCGCTCCATGCGTAGCGATGCCGCCTGGCTTCGATGCCCAGATCGTTTCTGCGATCTCATCCTCGACTTCGGGATCCGCCGGTGCATCGAGGATGGCGTAGATGGCATGAGGCGGGACGCCGAGGGTGTCCACTACGTCAGTGATGTTTTCGAGCACGATGGCCTCGTCGACAGCCTCAATTTCGAGGAGCGCTGTGCGGATGGCGTCGATGCTTCCGCCGTTTGCGACATGAATCGACCGTTCTCGCCGAAGGCGCAGGTCCTCGTCTGTTTCGATGTCGCTGCCCTCGTCTGCATCCACGAGCTGATGGACAGACGTCCAGCCAACCACCGGATCGAGAATAGTTGTCAACGTGCCGGCCGGTGCCTCGTATGGGCCCGTCGCTGTACACGTCAAATATCCAACCTGGGCAATGTGCGTGTTGATCCAGGTTCCACCGCCGCCACCAAGGATGGCGAAATTGAATACTCGTGCAACAGGGACATCGTTACCATCCGGCTCCAGCAGGACCTGCAATGTCGTCTCGCCAGTCATCACCGTGGCTCGGACCAGATCTTTGACGGCACTGAGTTCGATGACCGCCTGTAGCGCGTTCAAGATGATGAGTGCAGTGTCGCCAGGCAATGCGGTGTAGTCGCAGTTCGTGCCAGAGATGATGACCCGATACGTGTCGCCGGCAGCCACCACACCGACCTGCATCCATATCCCGTAGCACTCGGTCAGCGCAGGAGTTGTGCAGGCCAGGTCATGTGCAAAAACTACAGCAGGCGATGTCGCCGCCACCTGGACACGATTTCCGATCGGAATCGTCGTTGCTGCGACCAAACGGTTATAGACCCATGCAGTGCTTTCGGTCGCTGCCTTGCGCTGGATGCCCGTGAGTGCGACGCAATTGTCCAAGGCGATGCCTGAGGCAGTATCGGGCGAGAACGAGTTATACACGTCCTCGGCCAATTCCCAGAGCGAGGCTACTCCCGAGGAGAACACGCCGATGATTTTGCCGAATACGCTGCTCGTGCCGACATTCGCGTTCACACCGAAGTATTGCTTGATGCCCGTCTCGATGTCGGTCTTGATCTCTGATAGCTTCTTGCGCACGAACCCATCAACGGTGATTCCCCAGGCCATGGCTTAAACCTCCAAATCGACAGGAACCGTGCCATCGGTTGTAACCGCTTGAAATTCGACGGCAAGTCGCCTGGTCACCTTGTCGAGTATTGCCGAAAAGTCATCGACGCGCAGAACGTCTGGTTGCCGTGCAATTTCGGTGCGGAAGGCCTGCTCGACGATGGTCATTGAAACGCCCTTGATGCCTAGAATCTTCTCAAAATACGGTACGCCCAGACTCGGGTCAAGGAACCACTCGCCCGAGAACAACCTCAATGCCTGCCGCAATCGTTGGTCGATCTCGTCAGTGTTCTCTGCCAGCAACGGGTCAATGACACCCTCATCGAGGATCAAATCCCATCGCCCAAGTCCTGTCTGATATCCGAAGGCCAAGTCTAACATGTGTCTATCCTACCCCGGAATAATACCGGCTGCAAGCAACCGTGTTAGCAGCAATGCCATTGCTGGTGCGAATGTCTGCGGTGCCCCGATCGGTACTCCAACAGACGTCGACAATGCAGAAACGACCAAGGCCAGAGCAGACCACAATTCGACTGCAGTCTGGCTCCCGACTGTAATCGGCACGAACACACAATCAGACAGGTCGTGGATGCGGGGGGTCGACGCATTTGTGGTGAGCAAGCCCAGAGCAGCCTTCCATCGGTCAATGTCTCTGTCTGCGAACACCAGCAGGCCTGGATCGCCGGGCAGAATCGGTGCAAAGATCGCTGCTCGTTGACTGCCCAGACCGAGGACCGGGACATCAAGCAATGTCGGCTCGGCCTGGACCTCACCGTTCCGCAGACCTTTGACCGCGACCTCGATGTCTGCCTTTCCCCCTCCCCTCAGTGTTTTGATGGTGCCGGGCACGCACACGCGTATGCCCGAGCCAGCGCGACCGTATAGCTGCTGAAAGACGTCGCTTAGTGTCGGTGCCTTGGTCTCTGTATCACTCATGAGACCTCCTGGCAAACGGCTTCTGTCACCCATTCTGCACCGTGCGTATCACCTGAATGCCGACAGGACTGGACACGGAAAACACCTTGGACGACCCGTGATTTGACCTGGACATATCCACCCGGCTTGATCCGGGGAGTCAACAAAGCACGGAGGCTCAGACCATCCTCTGTCCATTCCGGCGAGCCGAGTAATCCAGTCTCGGGAGTCAACAGAACAGCGGTGACGTACCCGGGGCTTCGTTTCCCCAGCTCGCGGACCTCGACCGAGCCATCAACGATATACCAGGAGAACCCCCAATCAGCAGCCCGAGCATCAAGCGACCGTCGAACACTGCCAGAAACAGACAGAGGCGCAGCGGTAAACCCGATGAGCGGACCTCCCTCAATGACGCCTGCGGCTACACCCATCAGAGCAGCGGTGAGCTCACGAACGATGCTCAATCGGGATGTTCCTGCCGGCCAGGTCCGTGCCAGCGTCGAATCTCTCAACGCCGTTTGTCCGTCTCTGCAATCCGCTTGAGCAAGCCAATCAGGAGGTTCCCTACGAACCGAGCCTCGAGTCACCTGCCCGGCAAAAAGCACTTCGAGCAGGCC